TTACTTGCTTTAACAACATTATCCCAACCCTTTTGAGCATGTTTTGATAAATTGTTATATTGTTCTCCTGCCCAAGAAGGTAAATTTCTTAGAGTTTTGTTAACACTACCAGCAAAATCCTTGGTTTTTTGAACACCCGAATCAAAAAGACCTGTAAAGAAATCCCCAGCTTTCTGTAATTTTGTTGGTTTATATTGTACTGGTTTTAAATTAAGTCTCTTCCATGCCTTAAATGCTTTTGTGGCATCACCACCAGAATTTGTTAGGGCATTGGCATATGCTCTCGCAGCATCATCACCATATTCTGCAAGAATCTTCTTATATTGTTTTCCTGCTGCTTCACCAAACTGATTGACAATAGTTTTTGCTTTAACTCTACCCCTAGGACCATCGATATTGGGGTCAGCACCAGATGGGTTTTTGGCTGATGGTTTATTATTATAATTCTTAGGTTTCTTAGGTTTACCACCCAAATCTCCACCACCAAGTAAATCGACTAATCCTAAAATATCTGTTATAAGACTAAATGGATTCATCAGGTACTTTAACCCGATCAAACCCTTCATTATATTTCCAATACCACCTAATCTCTCTGAAAATGTCCCATTAGGATCCGTTAAAGAAGAAAATCCTTCTAGAACATTGTTAGTAAATCCCGCTGCCCAACCGAATAATTTAGAAAAAACAAAGTGCGTCTTCTCTAGAAAATCTGATAACTTATCAATATTAGCAGGATCTGATACCCATTCAAGTACTTCCTTTGTAATAGCAAATTTAAATAGTCCACCAAGAAATTTTCCAATCGGTGCTAAGAATTTTTCTACCCAACTAAGACCACCCTTAGCAATCTTTAAGGATCTTTTGGTTAATTTGGGTTTTTGTTTTGCTGCCTTCTTATTTTCTATTGCTTCTTCTGCCGCCTGATCTAATTCTCTTCTTTCTCTGCGACGTTCTGCTTTTGCTCTTAACCTATCATTCTTAATTTGAGCAATTGAAATTTTCTCTATATCACTAACAACCGTTCCTATTCCAGATATTGTGCTCCCTAGTCTATTCAATGCTAAGGTCTGTCTTCTTGCAGCAGCAACTGTTGGAGATTTCGTATTTGAAACTCCAGGATTTACAAATTTATAGGTTTGTAATTTAGCCACCAGATGCTTGTTGCTCCTTCATTCTACGTTCCTCTTCTTTGAGGAAATTAACTAACAAATTCACGTAGATTTCCTTTTCCCAAGGCATCAGATTATCGATATGAGCGATACTCCATTTATGATGATGCATTAAGGAAAAGTTTCCTTCATAATAAGCCTGTAGATTGGTGTGAAGAAGAGCTATTCGAAAAAACTCGCTAGACCCTCCAATACAACATCACTTTCAACTCCAGTATTAGGGTTAGTAACCTTAACAGTATGGGTCAATTTAGGCATTTTCTCAAAGAACTCTTGAATCATCATAAATTGCTTACTATTCATTTGATCAAAAAATTCTAGCAGTTCCTTTTGAGGAATGTTAGAACAATCATAAACTTGATTAGCATCAGAAATTGATTCCACACAACTTGCTGCCATATCAAAAACTTGTTCAACACCAGCGTCATCACCAAAATTCATTTGAACAAATGTTTCAAGACTGGGGTATCCCATCGTAATAGCAACTTCCTCAGAAATTTTAAGATCCTTTTTATGACCTCTAGTCTTCTTAACTTTAATTTCGTCTAAGGGAATTGAGATTGATACAGTAGTTTCTTCATCATCAGGACAAGTTACAGTGACATCAACACTTTCACCAACAGATTTTGTACGAATCTGTAAGAAAACGAATTCAATGTCAAATGTAGCAAGTTTATCTACATCGGTAATGTCTGTACAATCTTTGATAATATCTTTGATTGCTTCAACAATAGTAGCTTGTTCACCACTCTCAGTAGCTAAGAGAAGTATTTTCTCCTCCTTTACAAGAAATGGTCTAAAATTCACAGTTCTACCGTCTGACGGTAGTTTCAATTTGTACTTAGGTACACTAATCTTAGGTAATGCCATAGATATTCACATCAGTACATTTATTTAGGTGTTTCCAGTAACGTTCAATACTTCGTTATTTGCAGCTAAGGTGATTGTTTGGTTATTGGAAGTTGTTTGATCGGTATTATTATCAATTCCAGAACCAACAGTAAGGAAGTTAATAGTATCATGGTCAAACCTATCAGCAGTATAGAATCTATATCTCTCATAGTAGAATCCTACACTCAAAGTCATTGTCTGAGCATTAGAGTTATTCAACTGAATCGAACCGATATTATATGGATATAAATTTCTAAGTTCCCAAGCAGCAGTTAATTGATACTTTCTTGCCAATAACATGTCTGCTGATCCACTTTCTCTTATAGAAGCAATTAACTCAGGATCAGTAACTGCTAAACCTCCACCACCTCTTTCCCACTTATAAATCATCATTTTAGGACAAACATAATCATTATAATATCTTGTATATTGCTCACTATCACTTGCCATCAGGGTTGTCCATCTCTCAAAGAAGTTTCTTGAATACTGAGAACGTGGCATTCTAAATTGTATACTAATCTGACTGTATGTTGTATTTGTTGCATACTTAAATGGTGATCCAACATAAGGAGTTTGTGAAGTAGTAACCTGCTTACTTGGAAGATTTACAGTATCAGCATAATAATCGAGTAACCAATCCAAATCATTAGTAGAACCAATATCAAATTTTTCAGTTTGAACTGGTCCTAAAAAATTTGTTGGTGTATAAGTTCTCATCATATTCGGTGACATAAATCTAACCGAATATAAATTGGTAAAACTAGGAGAATTATCTCTACCTTTAGTTCTAGATATAAACTCCTGAAATGAAGGATATCTTGCTCCTTGAGGATTTGGGATTGCCATTAGATTTTAAGTTCCTTTTCTGTGACTACCATAAATTCCCAACCGTGATCTTTACAAAACTCAGTCGCTGCTTTAAACTTTGCTTGATTTACAGCATAAGTCATAACTTCACTTATATATTTTTTAGTGTTTCGCTTTTGAGTTTTTGGTTCTTTCGTTTGATAAGATGGTTTAACTTCTGCAATATATTTCTTTTTTCCTACTTTAACGTAGAAATCTGGAAAATATCTATGTCGTTTACCATCAACAGGTGAAATATAAGGTATAATAAACTCTTCACTACTCCATTCTTCTACAGAAGGACTGGATTCGCACCATTGCATAAATTTATACTCCCATGAGGAGCGATATACCACGTTTCGTGGATCACCTTTGTATTTCCTAGGATTAGAAACACGATACTTACCTCGATATCTCATAAATACATACAAGTCACGTAGTATTTAGGTAGAAAAGTTGACAATATATCGTTACCCCCTAAGCCCACCCGCTACTGGAAGCAGTTCTGTAGATAATCCTACAGAGATGATTGACTATGTAATGTTTCAGAGAAAAAGAATTAATTATGATGATAGTAATGGTAGTTCTTATTATGGTTTAAACATTCCCAACAATAATGTTGCGATGGAGAAGAATTTGGATCGTGTCTATATTAACATGCCTCAGAATCTCTCAACTCAGTATGCACCAACATATAAGACAGTTGATATGGGTGTCACTGGAATGGCAGCGGCTAGTGGATTAAAATCTGAAGGTTTTGATGATCTTGCTAAAGCATTACAGCAAGCTGCTAAAGATGCAATTCCAGAATTTACAGCAAGTACCCTGTCGGAGGTTGCTACTGGTGCTGCACAATTTTTAGGACTAGCAGGTAATGCTACTTCTAATGATATAATGTCATTAGCTAAAGGAAAGGTTTTTAACCCTTACCAAGAGCAACTATTCAGCAATATGCAGTTTAGAAATCACATGTTCTCATTTAAGTTTTTTGCTCGTAGTGAAAGAGAATCTCAAGAAATTAATAATATTATTAAATATCTAAAGCAAGGTGCTTTACCAATATACGGAACCGTAGATGCTGATGCAGGTAGCAACACTTCTTCTCGTTTCTTCGAAATTCCAGATAAATTTGATATTAAATTTGTTCGTTTGGATCCCCTATCAGGTACCTTAAATTCAAGTGCAGATCTTCATTATAAAATCCATACATCTGTATGTACTGGAATTGATGTAAATTACACTCCAGATGGTCAATATAATGCTATTGGTGGTAGAAATATTGTTAGTACTGGTGTAGGAGACAATAGACCATTACAAGTTCCTGCAGTTACCGTAAATTGTAGATTTACAGAAACTCAACTTGTAATGCAATCTAATATCACAGAGGGATACTAAAATGGCAGGATACTTTTCTTATTTTCCTAACGTATATGTTGGTGAGGGTGTCGAAGATGATGAGGCATTCAAATACCGACTAGTTAAAAATATTTTTAGAAAAATTAGAGCAAGACCCGATTTAGATCAATATACAACTCTTTTTGAACAATATTCAATTAGAGTTGGAGAAACTCCTTCTACACTTGCATCAAGGTTATTTGATGATCCTAAGTTAGATTGGGCAATCCTCTTAATTAATGACATCACTGACGTATATGAAGAGTGGCCAAAAGAGCAAAGTCAATTAGAAGATTATGTAGATGAAATCTATACTGCCGATAAAAGAGATGATATTCATCATTGGGAAACTAATGAGATTCTACTTGATGATGGTACACCAGTTATCAAAGAAGGTATTGAAGTAACTGAAGACTGGAGAACTATAATGCCAAATGGTGATGTAAAAGATGCAGAAACATCAATATATCAAGTAACTAATTATGAGTACGAATATTATAGGAATGAATTAAAAAGACAAATTTTACTTCCAGTTAATAATATGCTGGAAATCATGGTTGAAGAATTTGAAACCTTAGTTGCATATGAACCTCATAACGAACTTGATGATGCAAATAATAAAAAGACAGTATTGAATATTACCTCTAGATTCTTAGATAACACAGGATCTGTCAGTTTTGCTAGTGCAGCTCGTTCTGTAATAAGTGGATCTGCTGAAATTACCTATGATGATGGACCTGGTAATGTAGGTGGTACTAATACTTTATCATTAAGTGCTGGAGTTAGTAGTGCAGTAACTACCACTTCTAACACAAGTACAAGTAGTAGTTCTTCAAGTTCTAGCAGTAGTTCTTCTTCAAGTTCTAGCGGCGGCGGATACTAAAAAACCCTACAGACAAAAAAATACCCCGATTTTTTTTCGGGGTTTTTTTGTAACTAAAATTCGAATTATATATCAACCTCCATCAATATCACAACCTATTACACTACCACTAACAATTCCAAGAGGGATTGCCCACCAACGTCCATCTCCTTGAGATATTGCTGCTGCAGCTCCTCCACCTAGTATTCCACCAAGGATTGCTCCTTCACTACACTCATTACCATCAGGTGATGGTTCTCTTTGCCAAATTGGTGGTGATGGTCTCGATGGTCTGTGTCTCCAGCATGGTACTTCAACAGTATCATACCATGAGTTAATATAACCTGGACTTCTTGCTGTACCAGGAACATACTCTTCTCTATACTCTTTACGAGTACATGTACTACTAGATGAATATCCTGGTTGATAACTATTTGTCGCTACTCTATCATTGTAAGGAGTAGAACTTGATGATGGTCCAAGTAGACTATCAAACCAATTCCAATTTCTAGAGGGAGCATCTTCATATGCTTGACGATTACTACGATCACCAATACTCTCTGCACTAACAGGAGCAATTAGAAATGGTAGTAACAACAGAGGTAATGCTTTCATTGTAATCCTTTTTAATATGTATATTATAGCATAAAAAAGGGGGTGTGTAACCCCCCTTTGTGACAGTTTTCTAATTGTGTGCTTGTTTGTGTCCTTCTACTATAGCGTCAACTATAATTTTCTTCAACTCTCTTGATTTTTTCTTTCCAAGACCAGCACGTGTATCAATTTGTACTTTTAACCAGTATACAAAGGCAAGTACCAGTATAAACTGAATGCCTTCTCCCCATGATAAATTCCATGCTTCATTAAGATCTAATGAAGCGGCAGCCAATAAGTTAATCATTTAATCTTCACCCGCAAGTTTAGCAAAGTATGAAAGAGTGTCTTCCGAATCCTCAACAGGAGACGAAGCAACTGCACTCTTTAGACCAGCGATATCGGAGTCATTAAAACCACCAGAAGGTTTTGGTTCATACTCCTCACTATCAACACCAAGATTAGGACGTACAGGTGCAGCACCTTTACCAAGAACTAAGTTAAGGCGTTTCTGTAGATCTTCATATGATTTGAAGTTCTTCTCTGCTTCAAACTCTGCAAGAGAGTAACCCTCTTTCCAGATGGACTCTAGTTTATCATCATCGAAGCTACCTAACACTTTAGGTGCAGCGAACTCAGACTTATCATAGTTCCAATACCCATCAACCTTGCGGATCTTCAATTTGAAGTCAGCACCCTTCCAGAAATTGAAAGGATCAATAGGACTCTCGTCTGCAAATGCAGGTTGCATTGCTTCAATGAGTTTATCAAAGATCTTCTTACCAAACTTGTAGAGGAATACTCCACCCTCGTTTTGAGGATTGGTAGGATCTTTTACGACATAGATGTTTGCATAGTAGGAAAGCTTACGCTTCTGTCTACGAACAACATCCTTGTCAGATTCATTACCACTGTTCCAGAGTTCACGATTGTGCTCAGATACAGGATCTTTACCACCAGTGGTAGTTAAAGAATTTTCAATGTACCAACCACCAGGTCCTTGAAATGCATGGGAATACATCTTAGCCCATGGAATATCTTCACCTTGTGGTGCTGGTAAGAAACGGATAACAGCATAACCGTTACCTGTTTTATCTACTTCTGGTTTCCAGAGTCTTTCATCTGCTCCACCACTAGTAGTGTTCATCTTCTCCACTTCTTTAACCAATTTCTGGGTTAGAGATCCTAGAGAGGATTGCTTTTTTAAGTCTTTAAATGACATTAGATTACCTCGTATTTGTTGAGATTTGGCTTGTGTGTACCCTCTTATTATAAAAGAATTAGATTCCTTTGTCAATCTGCTGTTTCATCATCCCCACTGCTTGTCCCATTTGATTAAACAGAACATTCATATCAACATTTTCTGGAAGACCAAACATAGATGCAGATTCTGTAATACGTTTCTTCATTTCTTTCGCTTGAGGATCCTCAGATAAACTCAAACGAGTATACATAACCTTCTGCTTTTCCAAAAGTCTTTCCAGAACATCAACATGATATTGTTGATCTTCCTTAGACATGGTAGGAAATTTAAATACATTACAATAAATCTCCTCTTGGAGTTCACTAATTTCCGCCATCTCTGCACGGACAACATCAGATTGGAAAAAACTCATAAGACAGTTTCCTTTAGAATCTTTTTATAACGTGATACATCTATATTTAGGAAAGGAGTATACTTTTTTATCTTGCGACTGACGGTTTCCCATACAGGATCATTCAGTCTCTCATCAAAATCTTTCCTATACTCAAATATTCTATCACATATTACCAAAGTTTCAAGTGAGGTTTTCTTCCCCAAATAACTCTTCAAAATTAAAGGATGACCATTAGAACAATCAAATACATCATCTACTTTATTATTATCAAAAAGGTTATTAATTTCTTCTTTAAAAATATATGAAAGAGATTGAGTTTTCTTTTTCCATTCTTGATATCTTCCTTCACCTTCCTTAATCATCTCACCAATCCACATAGTTCCTGGATCAGTAGAATAAATGAAATTAGATACAAAAAATTCTTCTACTTCTTTATCACTCTTCTGTCGTGAAAACTTTTCAAACCAAAATCTATCCTTTCTTTTATAAAAGGCTTGTTGAGTAGCTCTCGTCTTACCACGATACTTTATATAATCATAGTGATCTTTGGTAAAGTGATTTTTTAGAGAGAGATAACAACGATAGGCATCAAAGGGCATCATGCGTACACATTATCTGTTCTCATGTCTACAAATTCACTTATATTAAATGCCAAAGTAATTCTTTCTTTATTAACTGTCTGTGGTTCTACATGGTGCAAAGTACTTGCAGGAAACATAACCATCGTTCCATCAAGACCTTCATATGCTAAACCATGTTCATCAAATATTGTAGGATGCTTATGATTCTTATAATATATCACACCTGAAAGAAATCCTGCATGGTTATGTGTGGGATTATCATCTCCTTTATATGCAAAGTTAGTCCATATATCATACCCATCAAAGTGACCATCCCACTTTCTTAATTTAAATGCTCTATTATCCTTACCCATTCCCCAATACTTTGCAGTCAATCTCAATACCCATGCTAACCAGAAAGATTGATCAACTAAATGAGGAGAGATGGAGCATTGATATGAATTATGTTTCTTACCATCCATAGCAATATACCCTACATTCTCATGGGCTTTCAGTGATGCTAATGGACTGTTCTTAAACTTCTTACTTTCATTTACCCACCCATCAATTTCCCTCTGAATCTGTTTAGGAAGCTTCGTAACCATCACTGGACACGTAGTGCCTGGTGCAAGTTTATGCATATGTAATAGATCTTCCATGCCAAAAGGTAATAAGGGTAAAAAATTGGGGGGGTATTTTTTCGACTTTTTTGGAATTAAAAGTCGAATTTCCCTCAGAGGGGAAGCTTTGCACGAGAAGTCTTCTTCATAAAGTTTAACTCCTGTGCATCACATTTAATCTTTTCTTTTAAAGGTTTAGATATAAGTTTAGGTACAGATTCAACATCAATATTATTTTGATCACAAAAGTGAACAATAGCATCAATATAATTCATGTCGGCATTATTTAAAACCAATGTTTCAATTTCCTCAGCAAAACGAGTAGAGCAAAAAAATTTACTCGCCATCACCTTTTCTAATTCATTCTGGGGCATTATTCGACCTAGTATTGTTTGATACAAATTCTTTAATATACCTCACTAATAATTTAATATAATCCCCTTTATTTCTTTTGTCAAATACCTTTACCTCCCCACCAGGGGTAACCATAATAGTAATTAACTTCTTAACAGGGATCTCAGTTAGTTCATAGTATGCAGCAGCATAGAAGGTCTCCTGTACAAAATAGTTTTCCAACCACTTCTCAGGTTTAATCTTCTCAGATGTTTTAAAATCTATTACCGCTAACTCTCCTTCATACTCCGCAATACAATCAACTCTACCTGCAAGACCAAGGTACTCAGAGTAAAGAGTTCTTTCTATAGCGTGTATGTTATTTATCTTATCCAGATATGGTGCTGCATGATGAAACATAAACTTGGTAGCAGGTTGAAACTGCTCCCAATCTATTTCTTTATTCAACATATACAGTTCAACTGCCTCATGAAAATCAGTTCCACGAGCAGTTGCTTTCTTAGTAATTCTATTTGCTTCCTCTATACCAACTCTCTTACGCCAATCAACAAAGATCTGACGATTATAAAAAGAAGTTACTGAAGTAATAGAAGGAACCCAGCTTCCATCTGGAATCTGATACAGTCTACAACCTGGTGTCTCTTTCTTTTTTAATTCAATGTCACCTAAGAAATTACAATGGGTAAAAGTCATAAACCAATTTCCAATTTTGAAAGTAGATATTCCTTACACAATCCTGATCGAACAATATCATCAACTCCAAATTCAATAAGATCAACCGATGGCATAATCCTAAGAATCTTCATGAAGTCACCAATACCATTTCTTTCATTCTGTTTAATCAAATCAGTCTGAGTGGCATCACCACAGAACATAATCTTTGTGTCTGTACCAATCCTTGTTATTATACTATCTAATTCATGATAATTCAAGTTTTGGAATTCATCTACAATAATAATAGCATTATCAAATGTAGTACCACGAATGAATGAGGTACTCCAAAAATCAATTGATCCCTGAGTCTTCAAGTTTGCATACAGCATTTGGAAATCAGCTTCTGTACGCATCTCAAACATATACTTTACCATATTCTTATAAGGAATCTGATAGAGTAATGACTTATCATCATGATCACCAGGTAAGAATCCAATCTCCCTAGTAGCAACAAGTGATCTTACAATAAAGATTTTTTCATATGGAGTTGTGGTATCCAATACATCCTGAAGAGCATTATACAAAGTGATGAAGGTCTTACCAGTTCCTGCTGCACCATAGGCAACAAGATTCTTACCATTTGCATAAGAATCAAATAATAATTTCTGATTATCAGTGAGGGGCTCAATGTCCCTCATCATATCTGTATTAATTGGTTTCTTTCTTTTCATCTGCTTAGCTGTCATTCCGACACCAATCGGTTGGTCTGATTTCTTTTTACGTGGCATATCAGAAACTGTAATCTCTATTTTTACGAACGTTAGCACCAGGTTGTTTGGATGCCCTGTCTAAAACT